ACTTTTCTTTTTCGATTAGTTCCTGAATGATACGATGTTGATAGTCCTGGAGCTGGTCTGCCGCATCCACTCCTTCCATGTTCATGTTCTTTCTAACAGTATTCTGAAAGCTAGTTAAGTCGCCAACATAGTTATTAAATCTTCGTTTATTATCTTGCTTAAATTCGTTTAAGAATCTACAAGTTTCATCGTTTAATGTCTTAGCTATGCCAACATACATTAATAACGCTCGGTGTGTTTTCTCTATATTCATAAGTAGTATTTTATTATGTTTATTAAATTAATTTTAATTGTAACAGCATCGTATTTATTAGTCACATAATTGTATTTAATTACTTCGCCATTCTGTTTAATCAGTCGTTTAACATTACAAAGCCTACAATTAACGGCTCTACCTTTGTCAGATTTTAACTGATATTTTCTGTTATTAATTTTAAACCAAATTAAAGGCTTTAATCGTTTGCAAGTGAAACAGCGTTTCATATCACATCATTTAAATGTTTCATTTCATCTCGATATAATTCTAAAACTTTAATAGTCTTATTAATATCACTAAGCCACTGGCCTTTCTTTCTGCATCTTACTACTCTTTTGATGATGTCAAACTCCCAGGCGTTCAGCTCATGATGTTGAGCGAATAAATAAAGGGATCCGTTTTCGTTGTTATAATGTTTGTTTTCCATAGTTAAAATAGTTTTTGTTGGTTAGTATGATTTTTAATTCGTTCCATTGCTTTGTCGTAGTATTCTTTGTCTAATTCACAAGCTGTTAAATCAAATCCGTAATCATGACAAGCTATTGCAATACTTCCAGAACCTAAATGTGTGTCGAGTATTTTATCGCCTTGCTTTGCGTATTTGTCTAAAATAAACTTATACAAATCAATAGGCTTTTGTGTTGGATGAATTTTATCTGTATGATTATGTTTATGTATTCCGTAATTAAACATTTTAGCTGGTGCTTTTAAACCCATAGAAACCCATGCGTACTCAGCAGTCGCAAAATTATCTACTGTTTGCATTTTATTCCATATACAAAAATATTCAGTAGGAGGTAATTGAAAATTATTTGCACCCCAAACAATTTGATTTTTTGATACTCTAAATAATTCTTTAAAATATTTTTCGCTTGGCTTTACATCCCATTCTAAACCATTTTTTGCTTTTTCTGATTTATCAAATCTTAATGAGCCTTTTTTAAATCTTTCAATCCCATAAGGAGGGTCAACAATAGCTAAATCAAAATATTTATCGGGATACCGAGCCATAAGCTCCATGTTATCTTCGTTTGTAATAGTTAGCATTAAATATCAATTTTACTTAATAAATACTTTAATTCTGCAACTTCCGAATAATTTAATTCGTTTGGTTTTTCTTGGCTAATTATCAAACCATTGCCAGTATCTGCAATTGCAAATGCTATCTTACCTCTTACATGTTCGGCCCATTCCTTATCGTTAGGGTCATAACTTAAAGAGTATTTGTTTTTAGTTTTCTTATAAATATAACTGCATTCGCCTATAATTACCTTACTCATTTTATTTGTAAATTTTGACTGTTTATAATTTCGCACCCTTCAATTACTTCGCCATTCAATAAAGCTTGTTTAATCTTTAACTTATCCGCTTGCTCAGTTACTTTGATAGTCTTATACTCATTCGGTAAACTATTTACATCGGCCACGTTAACTGATTGAGATTTCCTAAATGATAGCTTAATCAATGGTGATTCAATCTTATCAACTTCAAATGTATGCATTGCATTACTGATATTAGCCTTAAGACGTTCGCAAGCGTTTTGGCGGACTTTCTTTAATTCGCTTAAGCGTTTTATCTCAGCGTCAATGATGTCGCATTCAGCGTCAAGTTTCTTAATTACAAAGGCGTAATTTGTGCCTTTGTCTTGTAACTGCTCCCTTGTTATTTGAAGATTGAGTTCTTGTTGAGGTGTTACTTCCCCACCGTTTTCGATTATCTGATTAATTAAAAGCAAATATTCGTTTTGGATTTGATAAATGTTCATGATTATTCTATTTTACAATGTTCTAAATAAATTTTAATTAACTCTAATTGTGCTTTCATTTGACCGATTAATTCACATGCTTTAAAAAAAGATTCATTCATTGATGTGATAGTTTTTAAATCATCATAGCGTAATTCATTCGCTTGTTGAAAGCCTTCTATTTTTTTTATAAGATTTGATTTTTCCATATTATTTTAATTTATATTTTAATTCCTTAGCTAATAAAACAACCGGCTCAAATGATTTCTCGATATTAGTTAGTGTATTCCATTTGTTAACCAAATCTTCAGCACTATTTGCTGTAATTATCTTAGCCTTTGCTATTTCTAATTGTTCGGATAGGCTTAATGGTTTACTTGTCTTTCTTTGATCATTATCAATGTCATCTTCATCCGTTGCAATGTGAAAATATTTTAATAAAAAATATCTCTCAGCATAAGTCAAAGCACTACCTAAACCTTTTTCCCAATCATTTTGACCATTTGCACCGAATGAATTAACATCCTTTTCACCAGTTGCACAATCTATCCAAGTAAATTGCATCATTACTTTTGAAAGTATTTCAGATTTAGCACCCGATTTAGTATTATAATCTTGACGCGAATTTTCAATGCTAATAACCTCTTGTTTCAATATCAAACCAAGTTCATTCATCAATGGTTTAATTTCTCCTAGTACTTTATCTCCAGTTACATATTTATAATTATAAGTGCTCTTATCTTTACCTAATCCATTTATCTTAGTTTGGATGTGCAGTAATTTTTGGTATAAATTTAATTTTTCCATATTTTTATTTTTAGAAACAATATAACATTTGTCTTTCTTTTGATTTCATATTTAAATATTCAATGATGAATTTTGCATCTGCTTTTGTTGGGTCTCCACCTATCCATTTATAATATGGGTATTTGTCGGATGGTGACTTTTTTAAAAAACCGATTTTATAAATTGCATCCATCATAATAAATTCTTGTTTGTGTTGTTTAAAAAATTTAGTTAACCTAAAACCTTTATTTTCACATTCACTTCTAAGTTCATTTAAAAAATCTATTATTTTTAAAATACGCTTATCTTTTGTTTTTTGTCGATTAGCTAAACTTTTAATTATAAATTCATCAACTTTCTTACTCATAAATAATTAATTGATTTTAAATGTATATCGCTTAATATGTCAGTAATGTCACTAACTACTCCGCTGATAGTGTCTTTCTCATATACCTTAATCCAGTTATCCTGTAGTTCACTATCAGTGTCCCATTTACTTGAAACAGTTACTTTATAAGTAAATGTAACCTTGCAACCGACAACATAGTGAGACCCTGTAAAGATTTCATAACTGATTTGCAAATCTTTGTCTTTTGGAATGCGCCCGTTTGTTAGCTCGTAGAACTCTAGTGTTGTGTCAACAAGCCCTCTTAAATAATCTGTGTTAATTTCCATAGTTATTAAATTCAAAAGCCACTGATTAGATGTGAGAGAGTCTAACCAATGGCTTTAGCTTTTTAATTTCTTACTGCGTCGCTCTCACCCGACATTGCAAAAATACTAATTATTTTTTAATCTTTGACAAACACACCGTTAATTAATTTACCTTTTCTTTCTTTAATTACGTTGTACGCATCAACTAAACATTGCTCATAGTCATAGCCTAATTGCTTTGACAAAATGATAAGCACCACCTGAATGTCACCTATTGCATCAACTATGTCGCCTTGCTTATTCTTTGCCATTGCTCCAGCAAGTTCGCCAACTTCTTCAATTAGTTTAAGCATTTGCCTTGGTGCGTTTTCGGGTTTCAAAAGTCCTCTTTCGTCGGCCCATTTTAAAACTAAATCGTTCATAGTTATGAGTGTAATTTTATTTTATTAATAATATAATCGTAATGAGATTCTTTAGTATCTAATAAAATACCATTTGTATCTCTATACATCATTCTTTCTTGGTCGTAAATAATAAATCTATGAGCTAAATTATGTTCTTTTATTGATAATTCAATAATATCTAAAGCATGTTCAATATTATAACTCCAATGATGTAAATTATACCCTTCTTTAGCTTTTAATTTTTTACCTAATTTAGATTTAATTAATATTTTTTCAGGGTATTTATTTTTATAATTTTGCATTATAATTTTTTTACTTTCTTTATTAGGTTTATTATTTACATAATTAAGCCTATAATATTTTTCACGACCTCTTTCTCTTTCTTTTTCAATATAATCAATATTTTGCCTTAATATATTTTCTCTTTCTTTTACATCATTTTTAGTACATGGTTTACATTTATTTAAATGGCCATCTAACATTTGTTTATGTTTATAAAACTCTTCTAAAGGTTTTTCTAAACTACATTTAAAACATTTTTTCATAATATAAATATAATTAAAAATATTAAAAAGGCAAAATATTTTTTATCTTTTTAGAACGGAAGCAAATCGTTATCAATTAAATCCTGCGTATTGTTTTGATTCGCCACCTCTGTAGCAGTTACCGACTTAACGTATGGCTCCTGAAACGATGCGCTGAAATACTTAGTTCCTGTTTTTGATTCCTTAACCCAAAGAGAAATCTCCATGTCTTTACCGTTAACGTTTACTTTGCCTCTATAATCGGGTTGAGTTTCTTTTGTTTTGTTGTTCTTGAAGATTGCTCCTGAGTTGTTTTTAGTTTCCATTTTCTTTTGTTTTATAGTTTAATAATTGTTTATGAATTGTTCTGTGTTCTTGAATTATTGCATCTTTTTTCTTTTGCATTAATATTTGAAAGTCCTCTGGTGTGTTAATCAGTTGTGTTAATCCTTGAAAATACTTTTGCACTTGCCAATAATCAAACTCCACTGATTCGCCTATTATGTTGGGATTTTCTAATTTTAAAAGTTCGTTAAGGTAGTCAAAATCCTCTGAACTTATGTTGTATCGGCTAATATATTTATCTTGACGTTTTATCTTTTCTGAAAATTTCAATCTACTTTCAGTTGATAAGCTCCGATACAAATGATAAAATTTATTTGGCTCTATTACTTTTGTCAGCTTCATAAAGTTTGGCTTGGATGACACGTTTTAATAACTCTTCGTTGAATGTTGATCTAACTTGGTTTTCAACATTCTTATTTAACCAAAAGCGTTTTATCGCTTCGTTATTATAGTTTAAAGGAAAAATATGATTACACATAGGATAAATGTTAAGTCGGTTAATAATCGTTTAGCTAGTGGAGATAATTCGTCATTTAGTTCGTTTTCCATGATTTCTATTTTTTTAATTTTGGTTTTTCTTCTAAAATTATTTGTATAAATGTTTTAAATGTGCTGCCGTTTGCTTTTGCTATTTCAGTCCAATATGCAATGGCTTCAGGTGTTAGATGGATTAGTTTTGCTTTTTTCATATTATTTCAACGATGTCATATTTAGTTTTAGGATAATCTTTCAATCTGTCCTCTTTCATTATTGTAGTCACAAATTTTCCCTTCTTTGTAAATACTATTTTAATAATTCCCGATGCTTTGTAGCTGTAATTCTTGCTATCTGCCATTATTATTTATGATGGTTAATTATTTGATTTCTTACTGATTTGATTGCTTTTTTATAGCCTTTTTCTTCTGAATTAATTAGGTCGTATGTTGGCGCATCTGTAAAGTAAATGCTTATTGTTTTTCCGTAGTGTTCGGTTGATACTGTCCATTGCCCAAAACCTGCTCTTTTAAAATTTACTGTTTTCATGATTTCTATTTTTTTATTTATTATACCATTGCCATATACGCTGTACCTTCGTATTTTGCTTTTAATTTAGCATCTAAATCATTTACTACTTCTATTTTAGAGTTATTAACTATTACCATGCTAACTAATGAAGGCAATAAAGTAGCCGCTCTTTTTTCGCTTTTAGGGTTATTTATTTGCATTACATTCATTACTTGCAACATGAAATCTTTTAAAGAAATTCCGTTAAAAAATTTTTCTTTAGTTAAATTTTCATAGCTAGTTAATACCATTGCTTTGTTTTCAGTTAAGAAGTTTTTTAAATTAAATGTTGCTTTCATGATTTCTATTTTTTTAGTTGTTGTTATCTGAGTACAAATATACATATACTTTTTATATATACAAAAAATATATTCAATTATTTTATAACTCATTGAAAATCAACACGTTTAATTTTAAAACGCATAAAAAAAGGACTGCTTTAAAACAGTCCTAATAGATAAATCAGTAAAAAA